ACACCGGACAGTGCCTCATTATCAAAACTGACGTTTGTCTCGACGGCGATGTCCATCTTTCCTTCTGGGTCAAGTTCATCCAACGCCTTAATCGCAGGAAGAAGTTTTTCATGCAGAAGATCCTCGGTCAGCGTTTGCGCCTCATATGTCCGTCCGATAAATTTGTCGGGCTTTGTGCCGTGTTCCAGATACTCGGCAATCAATGTATGCAGAAGAGTACCCTCGTCCGCGTAGGTGCTTGACGGCTTTGGTGGCATCTTCTCGCAAAGTGCTACTGAACCTGGACAGGCCATGACGCGCTTGGCGGTCGATCCGCCGACAACATTACTGTGCTTCATTTTTGCTGGCTTTCTTCTCTTGTATTTCCTTAACCGTTTTTTGCAAAAATACTGTAGTTTGTTCCATACAATCTTCTTGTTCTTCTAATGAAAGTGTTGATATAGCGCACGCTAAACATATTGTTAGCGCGTTTATGCTATCTTCAGCTTCGTCTGATTCTCCTAACGCTCCATTAATTCGTTTTGCTAATTTAAGCATCTTCATTTCATTTTCCTCCAGTTGAGATATCCACATTAACATCACATAAACTGTTGTCAAACAATTTTTAATGGCTTATACAACAAAATATGGAACGCGACGTAGAACACTATTTCAACTGGGCGGTCGAGCGCATGGGCGGTCGGTCGTACAAGTTCGTGTCCCCGGCGCGGCGTGGTGTGTCAGACAGAATAGCTTGTCTGCCAGACGGCTCGACATGGTTTGTTGAGTTGAAGACCAAGGGCGGCAGACTATCGCCGCTTCAGGAACTCTTCGCCGCCGAGATGCAACGGCTTAACCAGAACTATGCGTGTCTGTGGACAATTAAACAGGTAGACGAATGGAACTCCGACCGTATCAAAACGAAGCCGCCGACTTCCTCTTCACTAATGACAGAGCGATGATCCTTGCGCCTGTGGGCGCGGGTAAGACGGCGATTACGTTGACAGCATTGCAGGACATGATCCGGCACGGTCACATCAACCGTGTGCTTGTCCTTGCGCCTCTGCGTGTAGTCAAGAAGGTCTGGCCTGTAGAGCGGCCCCTGTGGGCCATTAACCTCACAATGTCGTTAGCGGTTGGGACGCCCAAGCAAAGGTTGCAGGCGTTGCAGGCCAACACGCACATCGTCGTGACGAACTACGACAATCTGCAATGGCTGGCGACGCAGAAGTTGAACTTTGACGCTATCGTGTTTGACGAGCTGACGCGGCTGAAGAACCCGTCAGGGGCGCGGTTCAAGGCGCTCGCCAAGGTGATCGACCCCATGCGCGTCAGGTGGGGCTTGACGGGCAGCTTCACGTCGAACGGGCTTGAGGATGTGTTCGGACAATGCAAGATCGTTGACCAGTCTTTGTTGGGCCGCTCGAAGGGCGCGTTCATGCAAGAGTACTTTATCCTGATGAATAAAGAGTACGGCGAGTGGGCTCCGCGCAAGGGTTCGCTTGAGAAGGTCATGGCGCGGATTAAGCCGGCGACGTTTGTGCTTGAGCCAGGCGAGTACAGTGACAAGCTGCCACCGCTCCACGTCGTCGAGATGCGGTGCGACATGGATCGTAAAGACTACGAGAAGATGAAGAAGGATCTCGTTCTGGAATACAACGACGCCAAGATCGTTGCGGTCAACGCCGCAGTCGTGACGGGCAAACTGCAACAGATGGCGTCGGGTTTTGTGTACAACAGCTTTACCGAGGCATCGCCAACGCCGGGCAAGTTTAAAACGACCAAGACGCCAATTTGGTTCTCGACGCACAAGTTTGATTTGCTTGACGAGTTGTTGCAAGAGAACCAACACGCGCCGACAATCGTGGCGTACACATACCAAGAAGAACTGGCGGAGTTGAAGCGCCGGTATCCGAAGGCGCTCACGCTTGACGATCACAACGCTATTGAGCGGTGGAACTCCGGCAAGGTTGAGCTGCTGTTCGCCCATCCGAAGTCCGCAGGGCATGGCCTGAACCTACAGCATGGCGGGTCACGCATTGTGTTCCTGTCGTTGCCGTGGTCGTTGGAGCTATTTGAGCAGACGGTCGGGCGGTTGCACCGCAGCGGGCAGAAGCACGATGTGTGGTGCTACATCCTGATGACGAACAAAACAGTAGATGAGCGGATCTGGGCGGGGCTTCACGATAAACGGGCGCTATCCGACATAGCGATTGAGGAGTTGAAATGCGCGTAGAGAATTGGGTTGTGCTGAACAGCAAGTTGATGTCGTACACCGAGGATGAACTGTGGATGTTGATTGAACATGAGATTAACCATGACAAGCGGCCTACGTTTATCGTCAGGTTGCACCAGAGGTATTGCATCTTGCGTAACACGCGGGAGCGCGTTGAACTGTTGGAGAAAATGAAATGAGGCATTGCGACCCCGTCACGATGGATCACATCATTGAACTACGCAAGCGCGTTGCGTTGCTGGAGAAGCAGCTTGAGAACGCTTTGGCATGGGTGACAGCCAAGCAACGTGAAGAAGCGGTCGCCCGTGCTGCACAGAAGAAAGAATGATGGGAGTACACACTATGAAAGAATATCAAGTTACCTTGACGGTTAAGAATAATTATTTGTTTCGCCATATGCAGTTGAAAAATATAGGTTCGGTTAAAGAATTAGCTAAAAAAACAAAATTATCAACCGCTACAATACAGTGTTTTTTAGCGTTAAGAAATTCGCCTATGACCATCAATGGGTGGAAACAATCTGTTTTACGTTTGGCAGAATATTTTAACTGCAAGCCAGAAGAGTTGTTTCCTGAACAACATTATTATGAACCGTTAGCAAGGAACAAAGCGTCTTTTGAAATGAGTAGCCAAGACGTGATGGAGATTACGTCTTCTTTGCGGCAGGCCGCTATTTCGCCAGAAGACCTTCTTATGCTAACGCAATCTAAAAGTTATGTTAACGAGACAATTCAACAAATCTTAGGCGTTAGAGACTATGAAATAATGCAAAGGCAATTTGGGCTTGAATCTGGCGCGCCCGAAGTTTCTAAAACAATTGCTGCATCGCTTAAGATTAGCCCAGCGCGGGTAAATCAAATTGGGAAAGACGCGCTGAAAAAAATAAAAAAACACGCAAACATAGACCGGCGTTTTGCACAATCAGTTAAAACCATTATAGGCGACAAATGATCCTTCAACTGTCTCCCACACTGCCAATGATTACCCCGAAGGGTAAAGCACTGGCGCACTTCGTGATTGACTACGGCGAAGAGCATCACCTGATGTGGGTGTGCGTTCAAGAGACGGGTGAGATATGGACTTGGGCTAACCCCGAAGTCCGCGTCCAGAGCAACCCGACGTTCAACCGACCATCTTGAACGCTACCTCTTCCGTCTCGGCTACGCGCCTGCCCCAACCCTTGCCGAAGGTTTCCCATGTCGGCAGGGCTTGCAGGAACTCAAGTCTGCGTTCGCAGATTTTGGACGCCAGCTCGCGCGGGTTCATCTTCGCTACAGCGGCAAGTGTAGCAGGGCCGATAGCGCCATCAGCAGCCACACCACAAGCGCCCTGAAGAAACTTGCTGGCACGGCCAGTACCAGAATTAATAGCAAGATCAAAAACAGCAAAGTCCACCCCATGCGGGAGGTCATCGCAGCGGCACTTGTCCCAGTACCGGGCTTTGTAGAGCGGCGCGACGTCGGCAACTGTGAGGGATCTGATGTCATCTTTGGTTACCTCATGGCCGACCCATTCTTCCCAGACTTTCTTGGTGCAACCGTGGTTTGTTGCTCCCCCTGGATCCTTGGGGTGATCGACATATCCCCCTTCATGTTTCAAGACATGGGCGAGGCACTCTTCAAAATTGTCTTTCATGGCTTATTCTTTCGGTGTTGAGTTGTAGATCATCTGGTCTTTCTTCTGCGAGCCAGACGAAGACCCAAAATAAAATGCGATGATGCCGCCCCACGCTGTTTGCAAAGCGCCCAAAAGCAGAAGCAACGCCTCGTTGCCAGATGTCGGCAGGCCGTAGACGAGCATATAAATTAGAATGGCAAAGAACCCAAATGTCACGCTGATTGCAAGGGCGCGTGGAATCCAGTCTTTTACTTCTTTCTGCATATCTCTTGCAGACTTACGGTCGTCTACCGCAATGCGTTCAAGGTCAATGTCTAGGCTCTTCATCTGGACTTTGAAATCTGCGTCAATCTTTTTGACCGTTGCAAGCTGCTCAGGCGAGGCGGCGCGAAGCGCTGTTTGCAGATCGTCCTCAGAGCCGTCCTCGTTGCCAAGCAGTGCTTGGGATAGCGCCTTCGTTGCCATGCCCGCCAGTGGGCCGCCAAGGGCCGTAGCGATGCTAGGCGCGACTGAGCCGAGTAGCGGCCCGAATGTTTTAAGCAGATCCATCGTCCTTACCTCCAGTAGATTTAGAACCTAACATGATCCCCGACAGCGTGCCGGTCAGAAACGTCGCAATCGGCGCAATCAGCTTAAAAAATTCTTGGTCGTTTGGCGCTTGCCCGTCAATAGGCTGCACAACGAATATCAGGCTGTACAGCACGGCAAACACCGTCCCCGTCAGCGTCAGGCACAGGCTGATGCCAATGATGAACTGGAGAAGCGCGTGAAGTTCATCTTCCTTGATCCTCATCGCGCTACGGCTCCGCAAGGGTTCTGTTTCAGAGTGTCTGCGGAACAGGTTCCAGAGGCGGTGCAAATGGGCGGGTTGCACTCCGGCGCGTCCCAGTTCTTGGGGTCTTGGCACGGGTAGCGGTAGCGGTCTTCGCACCCTGACAGAACCAAAAATGCAATTGCCATCAGGTATCTCATTTGTGCGCCGTCAGATAGACGAAGAGTGCAAGACCAAGAGCCATAACGATAACGCCCAAGAACATCCATGCTCCCAAGATCAGTTCAGCTTGGCGTTCCTCGGCTTCCTTCTGCGCGGCGGCCGCTTGACGCACGGCCTCTTTACGCATTTCGGTGACTTCCTTCTGAATTGCAATCCACGCTTGTTGACCGTACGCCCCTACAAACAGGTTCTTGGTGTCCAACTGAAGCTGTTGCGCCTTAGCCCGCAAAGCGTATAGCTTGATTGCTTCAGCCTCGTATTCTGCTTGGCTTTGGAATAGCTTCTTTTTTTGCCCAGAGGTTAGTTGCGTGATCTGCGCGATCCTCGCAAACAAACTTCCCACGCGCTCTACAACGTCGATGGCCTCGTGGCCGGCGTCGGTCGCTGATTTGATTCCATTGTAGATGGCCGTCGCGCTCGCCAGCAGCGTAAAAGGATCCATTTACTTATCCGCTTTGTTTTCAAGCCGCTCAAATATTTGACGACAGATGTCTTTAAGCTCTTTCACTCCCTCTTGAAACTCATCTTTGCGAATGTAATTTGACGGTAGCGCAACCTCAATGATGTGCAGGTCTTTTCGCAGATCTTTCACCGCACCCCAAAGCTCACGCGCCAACCATCCCATGCCTGCGAGGATGATAGCGCCGCCAAGATTGATAAGGGTCTGCGTGTCCATTATTGCGCCGCCAATGCGTTCTGGTTGGTGGATGGTGGGGCAAGCATATTAGGAACCATGCCAATACCTGTCCCGGCTTGTGCAGCGCCAAACGTAGCTATGCCCCGCGCTAGTGCTTCTTTGAACCAATTTAACTTAAACTCGGCCGGTTCACGCATTGCGCGGAGTTGTTTTTCAAGACCATTGATAAACGCACGATTAACAAGCCCGCTTTCCAACATAGGCTCAGTTATTTGCTTAAGCGCGTCTTCCCCAGAAAACGATTTAGGCGACCGTTCAGCAATGTTGGCGATATGTTGTGAGACTGCTTTGGCAAGCAAATCACGACCTTGCGCTGAACCTTGAAGCGCGTCGGCTACGTTTACCCAATCGCTCATCTTGTTGCTGCTCAAAAGCTGTGCAATGCGCATTTCAGGCGCGGCGTCGCCTACAATATCCGCTAACTTATTTTTGCCGCCAAGCCGTATGTTTTCAGCTTCTGCCAACTTATTTGCAAGCGTTACATCTGCCTGCTTTTCCATACCCTTAGCAGTGCCGGTAAGCCCTTTGGAGGTACTGCCTGCTCTTTCAAGTTCGTCAACGTAATCAACTGCTTTTTGAAGCACAGGCTTAAGTTGCGGCGCAGACAGGAAATCCGAGTTCTTCTCTAACCAAGCGCGGGCTTCAATACCTGTTTTGCCGCTCAACTGTTTAGCAAGATAGTTAGACGCCGTGGTAAGCACCAGATCAGGGTCTTGCGTAAGCGCCTGCAATTGTTCCACGCCAGTGCGGCTACCAAAAAATTTAGCCGGGATGTCTTTAGCATCGCCAACAAACATCTCAGGAGCCAGTTTCTCAGTCTTAAGCACCGCCGCGCCTGCGCCGCCTTTAAAATCTGCTAAAAGACCCGACGCTAACTCGTACCCTTTTTGAAGATCGGTATGCGCTGCGCCTGCGTAATTGCTCTGGAGCTTGCTTAAATACCCGTACCATTCTTTAGCGCGGTTCTGCCCAAGTGCTTTAAACCCTTCTTCGCCCTGACCAAACGCCGCATCACCAAGTTTGCGTCGAACGGTGTCAATCGCGTTAAAAGACGGCTGCAACACTTGGTAGTTTTGCCCGTCAATGTTTTGAATGTTTGCGCCCCTGCGCGCTAATTGTTGCGCTGAGTTAGCCGACACCGGCTTCATTACCGGCGAAAGCGCGTCGCGCATCTGACGAAATGCAGAAAGCGTAAGTTGTTCTGTTTCAGGCGCTACGCCTTGCGAGGCGGGAATTTTCTTTTCCAACAACACCGATTTTATTTTGTTGTTAAGTCGTGTGTAAAGCGGAAGATCCGTTATAAATTCTTTGTTTGCTTCTTTTGCTTTTACAACATCGTCGCGGACAGCAACCATAGACTTATAAGTTTCGTCGCGATCTAAAGTTTCTTTTTCAAATCTTTTCAAAACCGCAGCGCGTTGCGTCCCGCCAATGTCGGTCAGTTCTACATTAGGGTCGCCTACGCGGTTGACCGTGCTTTTTGCTCTAGCCAGCGTATCATCAGCGGCGGTTAGCACACCTGAAGACCTAATAAAATCATCGCGGTTTTGCGTGTAAGCAGCAGCTTCACGCGCCTGCGCCGCCACATCTGCTTCTGACGCAATACGTTGACCGCCTTTTTTAATCTCTTCAAACAACTCTCTTGCCGCAGTCTCTCCACCCTGCTTCATTGCCTTAACTGTGTCGCGGACGATTGTCTGTTCGCCTTGGGACAAATTATCAAAGTTCATACCAAGTTCTTTAGCTACAGATTTAGCCCCTTTATCAATGTCTATAGGCAACGCCGAAGTTATAGCCGTAGCTATTTTTAGTATTTTACCAAACGTGGCGGGGGCACCTATGTTTGTTACAAGGTCTGCGGCAAGCGCATACGAAGGTTTAACGCCTTCAATTTCAAGTTTTTGTTTTACAACATTACCTGTACCAGCGCCAACAAGCCCGCTTATCATAGCTGAACCGCGGGATATAAACGGTGCGCCCAACGCCATTGCAGTGCCCGCCGCTTTAACTGGAGCGTAAGGAACTTTTTGAAGTACTTTCCCCGTGCCTTTAAGTATGTCAGGTAATGCAAAACCTGTAGCCGCGCCTGCGGTAATCGCGCCGCCGGTTTCTATAAGATCAAGATTTTGCCGAACAGGTTCGTCCGCAAAAATACTATAGCCAGTCCCATCTTTACGCGGCACGGCAAGGTTAGGCACTACCGGCGCAGCAAGCACAGGCGGTCGTTCCATATCGCCTGCGGGCGCGGTTTCGCCAAGCGCCGTGCCTCGCGCAGCCGCGCCGCCATCCAAGTTAGTAACTTGTTTGCTAAACTCTTTTGTGGCGCGTTGCGTAACTTCTTCAGGCGTAATCTCGTCCGGCGTATTTTGATATATATGCGTAGACCCGTCAGCAAAAGTTACGGTAATGTTTCTAGGCATTTGTCACCTATTTCCAATTACTTACAGTTGGGGCAGCGGCGTTCATTTCAGGCAGTTTAATTCTGTAGTCTTCAGCCCTAACATCACCGCGTTTTATTGCCTTATCAACAAAATCGTTATGCATTTTAACTTTTGCTATAAAAGGCTCGGAAAAAGCATCAACCAACCTTGCAAGTGCGTCTGGTTCTGTCTGTAATTGACCAATTGCATCTTTAAGCGCCTGTTGTTGACTCTGCGTTGGTTGCGAGTCCATTTTCTTTAAGTTTTCCAAAATGCCTTGGAACAAACGCGCTTCTATTTCGCGAGCGGAAGCTAAATTACCGTTTGCATCGTTAACATTAATGTTAGTGCCAAGACGGTTGTTAAGGAAACTGACAGCATCCGCGTATGTTGTACCGCCTTTACCCATAAATTTTACGGCTTGAGGGATAAGTTCTTTTACTTTTCTAAAATTTTCCAACTGTTGCGGAACATCAGATAGCGAGGCATAATTAGCTACTATTAACTCGCTACCTTTTTTCTCAAGTGTTTGTCCTGCGGTGTCGCCCGTGTTAACGGTAACTCCAGCCGCTTTTGTAGTCTCTTTTTCAATTGCGCGTTTTACATCAGCTAATCTAGGATCATTAGGGTTAGCCGCGTATAATTTAGCTTCAAGATTTTGAAGTTGCTCTAATTGAGTCGGGGCAATTGGGGTTACTTCAGGCGCAAGCGTTTCGTCGCCTAACTTAAGCCGTTCAACTCTGCCGTCCTTATAAACTTTTACTTTTATTGGGCCTGTAGAGGTTTGGACGTTTTCAACTGTAAATGCGTCTTTCGCCGCTTCAGTTTCGGCTTCAATTTTAACTGTATTAGCGGTTGCGGTTCCCGTTTGAGCCGCTACCAACCCACGGGCCGCAATGTTTTCCGCTGCCTTAGTCGCGCCTTGCGACATTTGTTCGCGTATTTGAGGAAAAAGATAGCCTTTCGCAGTTAGGCCATCAATAGCCGCCATTGATTGTTCAAGCGTCAAACCGTTTAGCTCATTAAATTTTGCCATAGGATGACCGGGCGTAAATGTTGCCGCTACTATTGCTTTAAGCGACTCAATATCTGGCGCGGCGTCAATTTGCGAACGGGTTAAATCAATATACTTTTTAGTATTATCATAGTCTGTACCCGTATTAGTTAAAAGTTGCCCCTCAGTTTTTGCCCGTGTTTCTTCATTGATCAAACCTTGGCCGGTAACTTTAGCTTCCTGTTCCTGTTGTTTGGCAATCTGCTCTTGCGCGTTGGAAAATGTAACCAAACCAGGAATATCACCGCGTCTAAGAAGTTCATTCTTAACTTTTTCTGGGTCAAAACTTGCCGGCGTGTTACCTTGAACAGTGCCTGGCCCCATGACAGCAGTTTTAGCAGGCATATACCCGCTCTGTATTGTACTTATAAATTGTTGTTTACGCAGGCGTTCAGCCAAAGCATTGCCCGCCGCTATCTTGCGGTTTTCGGCTTCTCTCGCACGATCTTCCATCGTGTACTGCATCTGCAAAGCGTTAGACTGCCGCGCTTGTTGAGCGCTTTGCATTTGCGACAATGAGTTGGCAGTGCCTACAAAATCAAAAGGGCCGGGAACATAAATTTCAGCCATTAGAAGTCTCCTGGTCTAGCAGTCGGCATAGCAACCGAACCGCCGCCTGCCAAACTGCCATAGTTGCTGTATGGGTTATAGCCGCCATTACCAAACATCTGGTTGTACAACATATTGGAGTTGATCGTGCCTGACGCGCCGCCCAACGCTCTGTTCCAAGAATCTGCCGAGTTAGTGTAGCCAGAAGCGCGGGCGTTACCGGCGGCCATCATGGTGCTACCGGCGTTTTTAGCGTAGTTTTGCCCTGCCGAACCAAGCTCGGACGCTGTTGTCTGGCCTTGCCCTAAAATTGATTGAAGCGGCGTTAGCACATCAGCGCGGTTAGTGCGGTAACGATTATAGGCGTTTGTATATTCTTGCGATGCAAGATCCTGCCCAAACTCTTGCGCGCCGCGAAGAGCGTTACCCGAAATCAAACCGCCCCTAGCCGCTGCGGTAGCGTCAAGACCTTTAAGACCTTCTTTCATGCGAAAGTTGTAACCAGGATCGGCGCGAAAATCATCCATGCCGAATGGTCTTACGCCCGACCCGTATCCTTCAGCAGTCGTGCGGTCGCTCAAGCCAAGAATATCTAACAACCGATTTTGTGCGGTTATGCCGGCGTCGTAAAACGGTTGTTGCCGTTTTACGCCCTCCTCGTACATCTGCCTTTCAAGCGCGGTCGCCTTGTCCGCTGACCTAGCCTGCGTGCTAGCGGCCTTGCTCGCCGACGACGATGCCATTGCACCGCCGATGAGCGATGCGCCTGCGCCAATCACTGCCCCGATAATAAAAGCCATCTTAATGCTCCAG